GCCGACCACCACCAGATCTCTACCGCCTCCGCCGACGATAGCGGCGCCTGGCAGCGTATATCCTTGAACAGCGGCGTCGTGTTGATCGGCGTCACGTACACCAGCGGCAGCCCCGAAAACTTAGCCGGGAACGTCACCTCCACTACCCCGCTCGTCGCCGCCGCTCCGCTCCACCTCGCCGCCCCGGCCAGCATCTGCCACTCACGCGGCAGGTACTTCGCTCCCCCCGGCTTCGCCCAATCCCGGGCATCGCTCCCCTCCCGGTAGCGCAGCATCCCCGAAAAACTGACCCTGCGCCCTGGCCGCAGCCACCGCAGGAAGTCGCCAAATTCGTCATCCTCGGCTTTCGTGAATGGATCGTCAAAATCGCTCATCTATCCATACGTGCTCTTCGGCAGGCCCCGCCCCTCATCCCACTTGTCTAATGCCCAGCCCTTCCCCCAGGCCGGGCCGCTTCGCGCCTGCGACCGCTGTAAATCCTTCAGCCAGTTCGTGTATTCCTTCAACTTCCTCACCCCCCACGACCCCAACAGCCCCACCTGGTATAAATCCGTCCCCGCTATCTCCACCAGGTCCAATGCCCGGCTCATCGCCGCATGCCCCGCCGCGCCTATCACGATTCTCGACTCGTGTTCCAAAGGCAGCGTCGTCGCCGCCGCGCTGTCCAGGTCCTGTATCGAATGCCGGGCTGTGTACCACACCCGCACCTTCTCCCCGCTCTGCGGCTGATCCCCCTCTTCAATGTCCAGGAATAGGTAAGGGACCCCATCATCCCAATACACCCGGAACCCCCGCACTCGGTTCGGCGGCCAGGTCTCCACGGTCGAGACCCATGGCCACCACACTTCTTCTACTCGTAAAAGGTTCGTCAGCGTGGATAACGAAATCTCGCGCCCGGCTGCTGCGAGCGTGATCGAGGTCTCCAGCTTCAGCGGGTTCACAAAATTGTATTCGTCCAGCGCCTGCCGGATCCCCTCGTCGATCACCCCCGTCGTGAAGATCGCATTCGCCGTGTCGAGCAACAGCTGTTCAACTCGATCGCGGATCCCTGCTAATGCCGTCATTTCGCCTTCCGCCTGGATTTAATTCGTTTCGTATAGTCACCCTTAGCTGACGCTGAGCCCCCCTGAGCGCCCTGAGCGGAGCGTAGCGTAGTCGAAGGGGCAGTCGAAGGGCTAGACGTCTCCGTCATCCCCATCGCCAGCTCCGCCTTCGCCAGCTGCTCTGCCGTAAACACGTGCTTGCGCCCATCCGGCCCGATCACCGCCGCCCCCGCCGGACCGTAATCTTTGTAACTCAAAATACTCTCCGCCGCCGCGTCGATCAAAAACGCCACAACCTCTTTTCTTTCCATCCTGCCTCCTAACCCCTAACCCCTAACCCCTGCTCCCCGGCTGGGGCTGGCTGCATGAGTCAACCAGCCCCATGCCCAGGGAGGAGATTCTGCTCAGGCTCGTCACCGCCGCCTGAGTGGTAGTCGAAGGCTGAGCGGACGCTGAGCTTGTCGAAGCGGTAGTTGAAGCCTGAGCGCCCACCAATAAGCAGCCTAAACCCGTAGCGTGAAGTTCGCCCGCGCCCCGTAGAACGTGAACGCCGTCGTCGCCGCCGCATCCACCACCAGTTGCAGGTAAAACACCTCGTCCTCGTCGATCCACTCCGGCGTCGACAGCGTCACCGTCATCTTGTGCGCATCCCCGATCGCCTTCCGTTCCGCCGCCGTGTCGTGACCCGTGTCAATCGTCACCGTCACCGCCGCCCCGCTGACCGCCGTCCCGCTCGCCGGTAACGTCATCTTCTCCAGCTCCACCGTCGTAAAGTCATCCGCCGCAGCTGTGGCGATCTTGTACCACACGTCGATCGACGTCAGGTATGCCCCCTTCAGATCCGTAGCGTTCGAAGGCAATGCGATCGGTATCAGCAGCGTGAAACTCGCATCCGCAGCCGTCCGCACGTCCCCTACCACATTTGACGCAATCGTCGGCGTCCACGTCCCCGCCGTCTTACCGCACATGAACGGCGGGATAAACTGCCTCATCTGCGTGTCATGCACGTATCCCATTTTTCTTACCTCCTTGCTTGTTCTTACGCCACATTCGACTTGTACAGCGGCCGGAAATCAAGCGAGCGCTCTTCAGCGAGCGCAGTCCCGGCGTTCTTTGCCGGGACCGGCACCTGCACCGCTCCCTCATCATGCGACATTGCGCTTGTGCAGCGGGCGGAAATCTTGCACCAACACCGCGATGAAGTGCCGCACCTTGATCCGGTGCTCGTCGTTCATGAACACCGCCGGACTCAGCTCGTCCCCCGCGATGAACACCTCCGGCAGCAGGCCGAACCGCTCGCAAACTATGATCCCCGGCATCAGCCGCGGATCCACCGCCGCCGCCCAGTTGTTCGTATCCGTCCACTCCGGCACCACCACCACGTCCCCCATCTCGCCCCGTTGCAGGTTCTCGCTGTGCACGTTCGCCGCGTTCTCCCACTCCGGATAGAGAATCTTCATCGCCGTGAGCCGCAGCTCCCGCGGCACCAGGCAGTACTTCGGATCCAGCGCCATCGCCGGCCCCGTCCCGTAGTACCCGCTTTCGTTCGCGATCAGCATCGGCTGCGAGTACACCGCGTTGCACACCTCTTCCCACTCCGCCGCGCTCAGCGCCGTGGTCCGCAGGTTCGCGTGACCGCCCGCCGTGGCCACCGCCGTCGCATTGAACAGCGCCCCGCCGTCTGCCATCGTCGGCCCCGTCCCGCTGTTGTCCGTGAACACGCTCGCCACCAGGTACGAGATCCGCCGGATCCCCGCCTTCGCCAACTCGCGCGGGTACATCGCCAGCTTCCGCGTCTCATCCCGATCGATCAGCTCCAGCGTCAACGGCACATACCCGCCGTACTTCGTGAAACTCGCCGTCTCCGGAGAGTCCCCGACCTTCAGCTCCGTGTACTCCGCCCCCTCCGCCACGCTCGGCAGCAGCCCCACCGTTCCAACCAGGGTCCCCGTCACCGTGTTCAGATTCTCGAAGTGCTCCTGCGCCGTGACCCGCATCCACCAGTCATAACCGGCCGCCCCCAGCTGGTCCCACTGGTTCGCCACGATCTTGTTCAGCGCATTCTTCACCAGCCCGGTGAAGTTGCTCGTCGTCGCCAGCTGCACCCGCTCCGGGTAGTACCCGCCGTACAGGTTCACATCCCCCGTCAGCATCAGGTACAGCTCGCGGATCCCTTGCAGCCGGTGCGGTCGCAAAGCTTCCGCGCCCTTGTTCCGCGGCGCCCCCAGCAGGTCATCGACCGCCGCTTGCAGCTGGTCCTCCGTGCTGAACATCCCGCTCACCCGCCCCGGCCCAGCCACGACCCCCCCTCCGCTCAGCTGCGACACCAGCGCCCGCGCTTCGTCGATCGCCTGGTTCAACTCAGCCGCCTCGAAGATCCGCCCCGCAAACTGCTTTCGCACGTGCTCCGCCATCGGCTGCGGCAGCTTCGCCGCCGCCAGCCCCGAATCCAGCAGGTAGCCGCACATCTGCAGGCGCACCTTCCGCGCTTCCTCCGCTTCCCTGGCCAGCGCTTCCCGCTCGCGCTGCGCATCCAGCAAGCTCTGCACCGCCGCTAGGTCAGAATTCAACTGCGTTTGCAAGGCGCCCTGAGCGCCCTTAACGCCCTGAGCGGAGCGCAGCGCAGTCGAAGGGTTAGCCGAAGGGTTAGTCGAAGCCTGGTTCTCCTGCAATTCCTCGTTCATCGTTACCACCTCCGTGTTTGGAATTTGTTCGCCAGCGCCAACGGCGTTCATCGCCCGGATGAACGCTCCGCCGCGCGCCGGATTGAACACTAAACTTAGATCATGAATCCTCAATATCCGCTGCACCTCCCTGCCCTTCGCCGTGAACGTCAGGTCAGCCGAGAACCCCACCCGCGGCTTCGGCTCCTTCTCCCTCAAGATCTGCCTCCCTAACTCATTCACCAGCTCCCCGCACGGCCCCATCGTCTCCAGGTCCAGCACTATCCCCCGCTCATCCGGCGACCAGCGCGGCGACCGGCACACCCCGCCCAGGTCCCGCAGCGACCGATGAAATTCCCAAAACCCCACATGGTCGACGAAACACTCCACCCCGTCCCACAGCGGCAGCGACTCTTGCAGCGCACCTTCCCCAAAGATCCACCCGTTCCCTTCCCCCGCTGTGATCGCCAGGATCTCGAACTTCCCCTGCTCATTCACCATCCCCCTTGCGCTGAGTTTCGACCGCTGCTCCACAATCTCATCCTCGAATATCTGTTCTACCATAACCAATCCTCCTCTTCTCCCGTTATCTCCTTCAATTTTCCAACCTGCCGACTTTCCAATCTGCCAACTTTCCAACCTGCTAACTTGCCAACGTTACAACTTGTCAACGTCTAAAGATTTGATCCATCCTTCTACCCGGGTCCATGCCCCATCGCTGGAGCACCCCGTCGCTTGCCAGGTCCGCCCTCGCCAGGTCGTTCCGATGACTGCCCCCTCTGGACTGGATCTCAGCGCAGCTGCCGGTTTCTTCACCCGCACTAGCTGCGCCGGCCATCCTTGGATGTATTCTGCAAACTCCGCTTCATCCCCGTTGAAGTATTCAATGCAGATCGAATCCGATTCAGCCCCGTACTCTCTCCCCAGCCCGTTCCCATCCGCTGACTTCTGCCAGAACCGCCAGGTCGTGAAGTCCCGCGGTGTCAGCTCCGGGCTGTCCCCGAGGTTTCCCCACGGCTGCGGCTTGCTCGTGTATCTCGCCACCCAAAATTCCAGCCGCGACCAGAAGTCATCCGCAACTGTGTGCGCGTTCAGCCACGCCGCCCGTGAGTACAACAACGGCCACACCGATAATCGGTGATACACCCGGTAACAAAATGCTTTTGTCGCATTCGTTACCTCGACCGCTGATAAACTAAGGCCCTGAGCGCCCTGAGCGGAGCGTAGCGTTGTCGAAGGGGTAGTCGAAGCGACAGTCGAATAGTCGCCCTGAGCGGACGCTGAGCCACCCTGAGCGCCCTGAGCGGACACTGAGCGCAGCGAAGCGGTAGTCGAAGGGGTAATTGAAGGGCTTGAGCATTCCAGATCGCACGCCGGCGGCAGCTTCCATTTTCTCCCCTGAATAAGGTTGCAAAAATAATCCGCCTGCTTCACCGGGTCGTGATACGGCCTGAAGTACCAGAAGAACCCCACCGGCAGGTGCGCCGGTCCCAGGCTCGCGTTCCGCTCGAATTGGTCATCTGCATACAACAGCCCCCCCGCATCTGTGCAGGACCCCGCCCGGATAAACCCAAACCTCGCCCCAGTGTTCCTCGCCTTGTACCAGTCCATCTCTCCTTGCCACTTACTGACCGTGATCCCCTGAATCATAGCCAACCCTCACTTTTGCCTGTTAACTAGAGATGGATCCCGAGCGTAGCGAGGGACCATCTCTCCTTGCCACTTACTGACCGTGATCCCCTGAATCATAGCCAACCCTCACTTTTGCTTGTTAACTAGAGATGGATCCCGAGCGTAGCGAGGGACCATCTCTCCTTGCCACTTACTGACCGTGATCCCCTGAATCATTGCCAACCCTCACTTTTACCTGTTAACTAGAGATGGATCCCGAGCGTAGCGAGGGACCATCTCTCCTTGCCATTTGCTGACCGTGATCCCTTGAATCATCTCACACCTCCACTGGCTCTTCCTCTGTTATCGGCCCTTGCCCCGTTCCCGTCTCCTCCGGCTCGCGCCCCGTCGGCGGCGCAGCCGCCCCCCGCATCAATAATTCCTCGATATCCACCGGCTCGCCGCTGAATCTGTACACCACCCGCAAAAACTCTGCATCATCAATTAATCCCCGGTCCCGCAGGTTCCCAAACGCATCAACAACGATCGCCGCTGACCTGGCTAACGCGCTGTTGTCCCGCGCCGATATGTCCGCCCCCGTCGCCGTGATCGGCGCTTCAGGGTTAACCCGGCGATCATAAAACTGTCGCCTGCGGACAACGGTCCGTGCTATATCTTCCACCATCCACAGCACAAATTCTTGCCGTTGCTGCAAATGGCGGAACGTAGGACCTCCGCTCGCTTCCGCCGTCGTCCGCGTCGCGCTTTCCGGCTCCGCCAGAAAATGCAGCGGAAAACCAGCCCCGATCGCGATCATCTTCTTCAACGCCAGCCCGTCTTCCGCCGCCTCGTGGCTCTCTAACTTCGGCGACAGCACGTCCCACGTCTCCGATTCATCCGAGACCAGGATCGATCCCGGGTTCGGCGGGTTCATGTTCAATTGCGCCTGCCGCTCTAGCTTCTCCGCCTGGCTCGTGAACTTCGCCCTCACCCAAAAGATAAACGTGTTCCTGTATCGGTTCAACCGCGCCCGGTCCTCCAGCCAGGCCGCGTACCTGGTCAGCCAGCGCAGCATCGGCGCCAGGTCCGATTCCCCAAACTTCGCCCCCACCGGTCGGTTCACCGCATAGTGCAAACAGACCGGCTCGAATACCCCTGCTTCATCAGGGTTGTCCGTATTCGCATCGTACGCCCGCCACCTCCGCCCCCCCTCCAAAAATCCGGAGCCAACCTGAGCGCCCTGAGTGGACGCTGGGCCACCCTGAGCGGACGCTGAGCGCAGCGAAGCGGTAGTCGAAGGGTTAGTCGAAGGGGAAAAAGTCGGCTTCTCAATAACATACAGCTCCTGTGATAAATCGTTCTCCGCTGTCTCGATGTCCTGGACCTCCGCCGAGGGGATCGCCCTCACGTAACTCATCCCCGCCGCATCCGTCGAGATTAGCAAAAACAAGTCCCCCGTCCTGGTCAACTCGTCGCACCACTCGCAGATCCGCCCCGCCAGTCTGTTCAAGGGGTGATTCCACCACGCATTCAAAAACTTGTTTGTCCCCTTGTGTTTGCTCTCTACCTTGATCCCCCCGCCCACTACGTATTCCGTGGTCATCCCCACAATCCGCCTCGCCAGTGGGTTCACCCGCCAGGCCTCCAGCGCATCCGCCAGCACCTCATCCCGATCGTAAGCGTACCGGTCGCGCGGGTGAGTCGTGGCTCGGTAAGACCAGTCCCGCTTGTCATCTAGCGCTCTCACCGCCAGGTCAACTCGCTTTGCGATTGCACGGCTGAACAATCGTTCTATAATTCCATTCAGGAAACTCATTTCCTTTCCCTTGGCACTCGCCTCAATACCCCGCCGGTAACTGGCAGCCCCTCAGCAGCCACAGAACCGCCAGCGTCGCCGCCGATCCAATCAAACACGCCCCGATCCCATACAGAATCCACAGAATGATCCCCATCGTGTAAACCCCGACTCCTGCTTCTTCTGGTTCTTCATAGGTCGTTGCCATATCAATTCACCTCTGCCAGGCTCGCAATCTCGCCCGCCGCCAGCGGGACCTTCCACACCGCCGCGTGCGCCATCCAGCCCGGAAAGAAGTACCTCGGCGTCTGGTCGCACATCAGCAGGCACCAGCCGTTCGCCAGGGACCCCGCCCACACCCCCAGCCCCGTCATCGTCCCGCCGACCTGCGCCCCGTTCAGGTAGCACTTCGCCTGGTCAGCGCTCTTCGACCAGGTGATCGCCGCATGAAACCATCCCGTCGAACTGAAGCTTGCATTCGTGGCCTTTATCGTCCCGCCGGCCCGGTATCCAAGCTGAAAGATGTTGTTCGTGCTCGTCTTTGAATACCAGATCCGGTTGTTGCTGTCCGCGCCCAGGTTCATCGCATAGTGGTACGCCCCGTCCGTCCACACTCCCACCGCGCTCACCTTGATCCACGCCGCCATCGTTCCCTCTGCGCCGTCGAAGGCGCTGCTCAGCCCGGCTGAATACACGTTCCCATACTCGCTCTGTGTCTGGTCGAACAGCGCCGCGGTCAGCCCGTCGCCGATCCCCGCCTCCCCCAAAGTCGGCGTATTCATATAAACACCGGTCCTTCCGTTCCCGCTCGCATCCCCGATCGTCGTGCCTGATGTCTCGCTCAAGGTCCAATACGCCAGCAGGTGAGTAGGCTGGATCGCCAGGCACTTTTCTAAATATGTTCGTGCTGGTCCCGCCAACAACACAGGCGTCAGCATGTGTATCTTTGGTCTCATCCCGCGCATCAGATACTTCGGCCTCGGCATCTTCCAACCTGTTCGACAACATTTCGATGTTGTCGAACCTTTCAACCTTCTAACCTGCCAACTTGCTGGCTTTCAAACGTTTAAACGTATCCATGCAACCCCTTCCCCGTTCACGCTTGCATCGACCATCAACGCATTCAGGGACCCGACCCAATCGAATACCACCGCTTCCCCGGCGTCCAGCACCAATCCGCTGCTTGAGCTCACATCCCCGGCCCCGTCATTGCCCAGGTAAATGAAGCCCGTGTTCCCGGCCAGGGCTTTGACCATCAAGGGACCTTGAATGTTCTCTGTCCCTAAAGCTTCCGCCGTCCCCGCAGTTGTTACTGTCTTCTGTCCTGAAACAACCATCCTTGCCTCCTCCTAATTCCTGATCCCTCCGCTCGCCCGGCGCGCTCGGCAACAAACGCCTCGCTGCCTGGGGGCACGTTCTCCACTCCATCGCAACGGGGTTCTACCTTCTCTCATAGGTGATCCGCTAAACGCCCTGTTCATGCTTGGTCTTTAAAAGCCTTCCTTATCCATTTCGAATAGCGGATCCGTCCTTTTCGCCACCACCGACGCCCCGCCTATCGACCATTCCTGTTCATCCAGCACCGCGCAGAGCGCCGCAGAAATAACCAGGTCATCGTGTACAAGGTCTCCAGTCAAATCGTCCCGCGTGCCTTCCGGCACCGACCAGGTCAAAATTTTTCCTGGGCCTTCCTGCACCTTGTGCTGCATGTACTTCAGCTGCCGCCAGAACGCAATTCCTGATTCGCCATTCGCAACTGGTTCTTTGTATCTTCCTGTTTCGATCACCGCCAAAAATCCCCAGCCAAGTTTTGACTTCGACTGCTGGGTGAACTGGAAAGGAATCACTTTCCCCGGGAATGCGCGTTCCAAAAAAGACGTCAGCCCCGCCCCAACTCCGGTCGCATCGATCACCACGTATCTCGCCCCCCAATGGTTCACCAGCTCCCGCAGCGTGTTGTAGATCCGTGTGTGCTTCTCGCCTATCCAGGCATACCGCTTTACCACCTTGTAGGTCGGCGCTCCAATTCCCGATCGCGTCGAAATTGCCGACAGGTCCACTTCGAACACCGTCACCGCCGTTGAGTCTCTACCTGGATTAATTAATTCCCCTGTCCCCTGTTTTCCTTCGTCCTCGCCGGCGACGTCGATCGTCAGCGCGTAGATCTTCCCTTCTTCCGGTTCTTCGCGGCGCGGGTGGGACCCTTGCATCAGCCGCATCCGCTCCGGCGTGAACATACCCCCTTCCGCGTCGATATCTTCCGAATAAAACTGTGTCTTCACCATCGGGTGATTCCGCCCCAGCCTGGCTACCTGGCCGGCAACGAATTTGCCGTACTCCGGCACCTCCGCCGCCACGTCGTCCGCAGTCAGCACCCACACCTGGCGGATCCCGTCCAAAGCCTGGGCTGCTTCGGCTGCCCTGCGTTCCCTGGCCAGCAGGGTTCGCGAGGTCCAGGCAGTTCCCCAAAATACGCGGGTCGCATTCGTCGAGGCGGCCATCGGCGCAAAGTCCTTATCCCACTTGGCCATCGTTATATCCTGGGCTTCGTCGCATTCCAGCAGCGTGTTTGCGGTTGCTCCGACCACGTTCGCTGTTGGGCTGCCCGATAGGAAGTAGATCCGCGCCTTTCCGATGCGGTAGATATATCCACTCTCTTTGTTCCAACGTTCCCTTGTCAGCGGGTTTCGCTTCAGCACTCGCTCCAGTCTGCGCATCGCATTCAGCGACTGCGGCTTCCAGGTTGGAGAAGCCTTGACGATCTCCGTATCCAGCTGGGACAGGACCAGCAGCAGGTAGGCCTCGATCTGGGCCTGCAGCTCGTTCTTTCCGGACTGCCTCGGGAATATGACCACAAAGGTCAAGCCCAGCCGATCGCGGACTGAACGGATGACCGCGTGGGCCACCTCCTCCTGGTATCTGCGCAGCTTCGTGCCCGATGCTTTGTGGGCGAACAGCACTACGTCCCGCAGGACATCTATGATCAAGGACCGCAGATCTGCCATTCATCGCATCCCAGGGTGCTTTCTCCGGGTGCTGTGCTGCCTTCATCCACCCAGGACCGCCCTGACCAGTGCTGCGATTGCCACCACCGAAGAGCCGCCAGATGCCAGTCCAGACCAGACTTTAAAACTGGTCACTCCGTCTTGCATCGACCGGATCCGGCTTTCGTGGTCTTCTCGCGCTTTTTCCAGCTCGGCAATCCGGTGGATCAGCAATTCTCGATCGTGCTGAGCGCGTGCCTTGACCGCAGAAAGCTCGGCGTGCAGCAGATCGATCGTGTGCCGGAGCTGCTCGGCGATCAAATCGGCTTCAGGGCCAGAGGAAGTCTCAGACAAGACCCCACTCCTCGTTCAGGTCGAAAATTATCGAGTCGATCTTCTCGTAAAACCTGGCTCTGACCAGGCAGTCTTCGTAAGCGCTGCAGCGGTAGCAGCCGTCCTGGTGCTTCCGAATCCGGCGCATAACCTTTGTGAACTGGCTCCCCAGGTTCACGGCTTTTTCGAATTCTTCCTTCAACGGGCAGTTGAAATATTCGATGCGCGTCATTATTCAATCCTCTTCCACTCGACCAGAATATCGTGCAGGGCGTCGGCGATCGCCTGCCGCGCCTCGTTCCCGCTGCCGCCCAGGAACTGCTGGGTCTTGAGCAGACCGGCCAGCCTGGTCGCTGCCAGCCCCGCCGCGCCCAGAACATGGATCGTCTCTTCCAGAGAATCTGTCCCCCGGGCGAGGGCCATCATCCTGCGCATAAACACCCGCAGCATCATGATCTCGTCCTGGAGGCCTTCCTGGAGGATCGCATTGAGGTCGATCGCTTCCTGGCTGATGAACGGCTCGAGGTAAGAGTCCTGGCTGGGATCTGGCTGGCCTCGCATCCGGTCTTCCCATCGGCTGGATTTTCGTAGGCTCATTTGGGGGAGATCTGGTAGACGCCCTGGTTCGCGATGATCGCCAGGATCGTGAGGCGGATCAGCTCTGAGAAACCGCTCCGGCTGCAAGCCAGGGAGATCCCCCAGGCTGATCCCCAGTCGGAGCAGGCGAGGCCGTAGATCGCAGCTGAGCAGGCGAGGAGCATGCCAAGCAGGATCAGTCTTTTCCTCGTCGCATCCAACGCCGCGAAACGCTCGCGGAGGCCGGGGATGTACGAGAAAGCGAGCGAGAGGATCGTTCCGGCTAATAACGACGGGCTATCTGCAGTCATGGATCACCTCCGTCAAAAAGGTCAACCAGCGCAGCTGGTTCATGCTGCGTTTATAGCACAATTGTTCTGTGAATTTCAAGCTTTATTGGGAAAAATCCCCTTAAAATTCCCCCTTTTTAATCATTCGGATCGTTTCCCCTCCTCAATACCTCGGAAACGAACCTTGCTTACAGCCCTAAAACGATGCGGGCAATTGTAAAGTAGATGAATAATCCAGTTGCATCCACCAGCGTGCTCATAACAGGACCAGAAACGACAGTCGGATCGATTCGGAAGCGGCTGGCAAGGATTGGCAGGATCGCACCCAGCGCATTTGCCCAGATAACAATGATCATGATCGCGAGGCTCACAGTTAATGCCAGCCCGGAGGACGAACCCCAGGTCAACGCGCGAAGGTACGCGAAGAGCGCCATGCCAATTCCGAGCGATAGGCCGACGCGAAGTTCATGCCACAACGAGCGGAGGGCATCTGACAATTTAATCTCCCCAAGCGCCAAGGCCCGGATGATCGTGCTTGTCGTTTGAGAACCAGCATTCCCACCAGTTCCAATGAGCAGCGGGACGAAGAAAGCCAGTGCGACCACAGCTTGAAGCTCATCTTCGAAATGGCGCAGAACCGTTCCTGTCAGGCTTTCGGTGATGAAGAGGATGAGCAGCCAGCCGATTCGCTTGCGCGTGACAGCCAGAATTTTGGATCGCAGGTAAGGCTGCTCCAGCGGTTGGGCGCCGCCCATGCGCTGGATGTCTTCCGTGGCTTCATCGACCATGACGTCGATCACATCGTCTACGGTGATGACGCCGATCAGCCGACTTTCGCTGTCGACGACCGGCAGGGCAAGCAGGTCGTAGTGGGAGATGATCCGGGCGACTTCTTCCTGGTCTGTCCCTGCTGGGACGGAGATCACCTCCGGATCCATGATGTCGCCGACCACGGTGTGTGGATCGGCCACCACCAGCTGGCGCAGGCTTACGACGCCGCACAGGCGGCCCAGGCTGTCAACAACGAAGAGATAGTAAATTGACTCGTCCTCGGGTTGCCACGCTCGCAGGGCAGCAATGGCTTCGCCGGCGGTCATGCGCCGGCGCAACGCCAGGAATTCGGATGTCATCAGACCGCCCGCGCTCTCGTCCGGATGGATCAGCAGCGGGCGCACTTCTTCCGGGTTTTCCAGGCCAGCCAGGATGTCCTCCGCCTTTTCGATGGAGACATCTCCGAGCAGGTCTGCTGCTTCGTCGGGCTCCATCTCGTCGATGATGCGCACCGCAGATTCGTGCGGGATGGAGGCGACGAGCTCCGCCGCATCGCTTTCATCCAGGTTCTCGAGGATATCGGCCGAGGTCGAAGGATTTAAATTGGGAAGCAGGGAGACCCGGTCCTGGGCGTCCAGTTCTTCGAAGACTTCCGCCTGGTCCGCCGGTCTGAGGGCTTCCAAGATCTGGATAGCTGAGGTGAGGTCCTCTCGCTCGAGCGCAGCTTCAATTTGAGCCAGGATGGCTGCGGTGTTGAAAGTTGCCATTGGCCACCTCCAGGTTCCGTCGCTCCTGGAGGTGACAGACCATGGGTTTTAGGTCAGCATGGCGCTGTCTACCGTCCAGGGGGACTGCATAGACCTGTTAGTAATACGATGATCTTCTTCCCGGCAACCGGGAGGGTTTTCTTCGTCCATTCCAACATCTTCCCCGGCGATAGCACGGACGCCGGATGATTAATTATATTCCAGATGGCTTTCCGGTGGGGGCCCTTATTCTTCTGCTGCTTCGGCAAACCACTCCCAGACGCTGCAGTCTGGACCGTTGTCTGGATACAGGTGAATCGTGCCCCTGGCCGAGGTGGGTGAGTTAAAATAACCGTCGAGACTGCCGAAGATTGCGCCTTCTGTAGAAAATGATCCATCTTTTACAGGGATGGAGGTCGCGGAAGGGAACGTAAAAGAGTAAGCCGCGACGCACGCTTCTGCGAAGCTGGAGGTCCTGTTGATAAACTCCCGGTTCTCCTGGAGATTAAGAAAATTGATGGTGAACAGCAAGACGCTGCGGCCATCGTTCGAGACCGTCAGCGAGAGGCTTGGGCTGTCCTGCAAGGTCCCCATGATGATAATTCCATACAGGATCTCTCCTGGTCTGGGATCGACTGGGTTAGGGGTCGCCGTCCTGGCGCCCGACTGGATGAAGCTGCTGCAAGCAGTGGTCCAGAGAAACAACACCTGGAAAAGGAGAGCGGTAATCCTTCCGGACATCGTAAAACCCTTGTGCAAGAATTGCCCATTGCTTTCCAAAACACCCGCCGTAGATCATTCGATGACTAGATCTTAGTGAAGAATAACGCAAAACGCAAATTAATGAATTATTTCACAAGATATCCTTTAAATATCTTCACACCTGGTAAGTTTCGAGGAGAAAATGAGACCCTCACTCCGCCGTACTGTGCTCTTGTTGGCTGGCTGGATCCTTCCCTTGCTGGTCGCCTGTGGGCAAGGGGTTCCTGAGCGCACCCCGACGACCGCTGGAACAAAGCCAGGCAAGACTGCGACTGCGCCATCTGCTCAAGTCACCGGTCCATTGGGCGCAGCTTTGGACCAGTTCATTACGAGGAACTATCCACTCTTCAGCGGATCCGTCCTCGTTGCCCGCCAGGGAGAACTTCTGCTGAGCAAGGGGTATAAATACGCGGACTGGGAGCTCGAAGTAGAAAACACACCGGCAACCAAATTTCGGATCGCTTCCCTCACGAAACCCTTCACAGCTACTGCGATCATGATCTTGCAGGAACGCGGTCTGCTTGCCATAGGGGACCGGGTCTGCCGGTATCTTTCCAGCTGTCCAGCTTCCTGGCAGGCGATTACGATCCACCAGCTCCTCACCCACACCTCCGGGATCCCAGACTACACCTCTCTGCCAGGCGCCTTTGAGGAGGCGGTCGCCCCCCATTCCGTTTCCGAGCTCATCGAATCTTTTCAGGACGAACCGCTTGAATTCGAGCCTGGCGCATCCTTCCTGTACAGTAATTCCGGCTATGTCCTCCTGGGAGCGGTGATCGAGGCGGTCAGCCGAAGCGGCTTCGACGAGTTTGTCACGAACAATTTATTGCTCCCATTCGGGCTTGAAGACACCGGCTATGACCGGGCGAGCGTGGTACTCAAAGGGCGGGCGTCTGGCTACAACATCGTGGGGAACGCTTTTGTGAATGCGCCCTATCTCGACATGTCCAACGCTTATGCTGCTGGCGGACTCTATTCAACGGTGGAAGACCTTTATCGGTGGGAGCAGGCCCTGGTCGAGGGGCAGCTGTTGTCCCCCGAATCCCTCGACCTCATGTTCACCCCCCACGTTTATGCCGAAGCGTTCGGGACGGATTACGGCTACGGGTGGTTGATCGACATTAAAGATGGTCACCGAATGGTTGGACATGGAGGCGGGCTGCCTGGCTTCCATTCCTATCTAGAGTATTTCCCGGAAGAACAGGTCTCGATCATCGTGCTCTCGAATATCGAGACGACCGATGTCAACGCGTTGGCGTCAGGTCTTGAGTCAACTGTGTTCGCAGGGCGTTAACGGGCGTTCAACCAGCCGGTGAACTTCGAACGCGGCCAGGGCTGCTTCATCCATGAAGTGTCTGGCTGCGGGAGAGCCATTGCCTCTCTAACCCTCAGCCATCCTTGTGGCAGCGGCAATTCCTGCCGGATCCCCTGCCTGCTCGACCAGGACAATGCGCCGTGTTCTTCCGCGGCCTGGGCGATCCCCAGGGTCGTGCGCACATCCTGGGCGACGTAGTTCAACACTTCCCAGCGCCTGCCCTGTGCCCAGTAGATCGGCGCAAGCTCCCCGCTCATCCCGGGAGGCTTCCCGGGGATTCCCATCCCGCGGGCCGCGCGGTCGAGCCCG